AATCCATTTGCGATGGATCAGGCAAGTAGTCTTCAAGACCACCAACCATGGTTGTTGTGGTGGCAGTAGCTGAGTTGTTGACGTTGTAAGTACCAATGCCGCCAAGGCCTGTGCCAAAAGAAATGTCAATGATGCCTCCCATGATGCCCCCCATGAAAAAGGGTGGCTCTGCCGACAAGTCTCAAGACAAAGCCATGGTCAAAAAGGCTTTCAAACAGCACGACATGCAAGAGCACAAAGGCGGCAAAGGCACCAAGCTGTCCCTTAAAAAGGGCGGTCAAACCTACGCTGACGGCGGTTCAGTAAGCCACAGTCCTATGTCTACCCCTGCAAATGCAAAGCCACCTACCGCTAATCGTGGTGTTGGTGAGTATGTGCAGACAGCCATGCGCACGGCAAAGAACAACCCCAAAGGTTACGCCTATGGCGGTTCTGTCAAAACAGTTGTGATGTCGACTGACAAGAAAAGGGGCAACAACGGTTTTGCAACTGGTGGTGTTGCCATGAGTAACGCTGGTGGCTACAAAAAAGGCGGCAAACCCAAAAAAATGGCGATGGGTGGTATTGGTCAACGACCCCTAACAGCGGAAGAACTGAATCGGAAAGATCCGAATCCCGGAGCTATACGTACTAATCCATTAATGGAAAAAGTGAAGTTACAGATAGCGGGTCTTAATGACCCCGACCGTGGTGGCGGCAATAGACCTAGACCTCGCCTTCCACTTATTAATACCGACCCTGATGGCGGCAATAGACCTAAACCTCGCACCACCAAACCTCTACTTATTAATGATGATAATGACCCCGATCGTCGTGGCGGCAATAAACCCCGCACACCACTGCCACAAGCTATTGATATGCCAAAGCCTAATATGCCAAACCGTACACCACGGCCACAGGCTATTGATATGCCAAGGCCCAATATGCCCATGAAAAAAGGCGGCAAGGCCATGATGATGGGCGGTTACGCAACTGGTGGCGTTCCTATGTCCAATGCTGGAGGCTACAAAAAGGGGGGCAAAACCTCAAAAAAAGCTTACGCGACGGGGGGAACTGTTAACACAGGCAAGCCCGTCGCGATGCAAGAGGGCAACAAGCCTATTCCAGCACCCAAGCGCCAGCAAAACTTCAGCGGCACCTACAAAAATGGCGGTGAAGTAGAAAAGATGGCTATGGGTGGACGAATGGGTCAAAAGCCTGCCCAAACAATTCGCACTGCGCCCATCGGTAGCTCACAAGCTACAAGGGATTTCTTTGCCAGCAAGGGCAAGCGCCCTAGCTACAAAGATGGCGGCAAGGTGCCCAAGATGCTTGGTGGCGGCATATTGACCCGAGCGGTAGCGGCGGGTAAAAACCCTGCTCGTGCGCCAACGGGTGGCGGCGTTATTGCTAGAGCCACGCAAGCAATGCAAAACATGCCCAAGCAATCCGCTTCAACAGGAAACGGCATTATTGCTAGAGCCATGCAAACCATGGGCCCTAGCAACCGAACTATGAGTCCTAAAGTAATTGCTGAGACGCAAATGCTATTGGAAAGGCAAGCCGCCGACAGGAAACGACGCGGATTAAAAGATGGCGGCGGCGTAGAAAACAAAAGCTTGGTGAAAATTAACAAAGCCCAAAATGCTCCTGCGGTAAAAGCAAGCAAGGCTGACACTAATTTAAAGTATCCTGAGACCATGAACAGTCCTCAAAAGACGCCAAAACTGAAGTGTTAAAACCTGCAAGGGCTTCGGCCCTTGCTTTTTTAGAGGTGAATTATGTCTGTACAAGTTGCTCAACCGTATCCCGATACCCGTGGAAATATCCAAGGCGACGTTGAAAACGCCGCTCGTTCACACGCATATGATGGCGTTGACAAGCTACGCATATCAGCACCCCAATCTTTAATTGATACCGACTTTGAATATGGCGTACAGCCAACAAAGTGGGAAACAATCCAAATGCAAAACAATCGGCAGAGCATGTACTATGACGCTCAGGTGCCAGTTCCAATTGTTGCGGCAACAGGTATTACATCCGATAACGCATCACCACGCTCATTGATTACTGTCTTTACAACCGCAACAAACTTAGCGGTTGCTCAGCCAATATACATTCAAGATGCTTTGAATGTTTTACTCAACGGTTGGTATTACATAGAATCATTTTCAAGTGGCGTAAGCTTTACGTACCGCGCCGCAGGGCAAGTGGCAACTGGCACAAACTATTTCAACCCAGCAAACACCTATGCGTATGCAGGTCAGTTTTACAGCAACGGTGGTTTTAAATTAGCCGCATCGGCTTTTACTTTTTCAGGCACAACCATTACCGTTACAACCGTTGACCCACATGGCATGAGCGCGAATAGCCAAATTTATGTTACTGGCTTAACTGGCGGCACGCCTGCTCCAAATGGCGCGTTTGTCCTCACCACTGCGCCGACAAACAACACGTTTTCATACACGGCAATCACAGCGCCAACGGTGGCAATTGTCAATACCGTTGGAAACACAAACATATTTGCTCGTCCCGCTGGCAATGTGATACCACGCCCATTTGATGGTGGTGTTTCATTTACCGCTGGTGCAAACGTGCCAAACGCGCAAATCATTCGTCAAACACGCCGATACTTCCGCTACCAGTCAGGCAAGGCAATCCAGTTTTCAACTGGATCATCCATGGCCCCAGTGGTGCAAGTTAGCACCATGACGTCAAGCGGAACCCTCATTACAACCGCAACTGTACAGGCTCACAATCTTGCTGTTGGCACAATTATTAAAGTGGCCAATGCGGTTCAGGCTGAATACAACGGCACTTCTACAATTCTCACAACGCCCACAATAAACACGATGACATATCGTGCTACTACAACCCCATCAGCGGCAACAGCAACCACCCTGACAGAATTTCGATTAAATCCTTTTCAATGGTATGGAAGCGTAAACCGCGTTGGCATTTTTGATTTGCAAAATGGTTTGTTCTTTGAATATGATGGAAGAACGCTATTTTGTGTGCGTAGGTCAAGCACAACCCAGTTGCAGGGCACTGTTCAAGTAACCCAAGGCAGTGGCTTAGTCACGGGACTGGGAACCGCATTTGCAACTCAACTCAACACGCGAGACTATATTGTCATTCGCGGTCAATCGTACCGTGTTTTAAATATTGCAAGCGATACACAGTTGTATATCTCACCTGAATACCGTGGAGCAACCTACGTAGGATCTACTGTTGGTGGCTTTGTTGTTTCAAGAACAATTGATACAAGGGTTCCTCAGTCAGGGTGGTGGGATCCATGCAATGGAACTGGTCAATCAGGCTACAACCTTGACATAACCCGCATGCAGATGTGGTACCTTGATTTTTCTTGGTACGGTGCTGGCGTTGCTAGGTTTGGCTTTAGAGCCACTGGTGGCGCAATTACTTACGTCTATGGTTACGTTCACAACAACACAGAGTATCAAGCCTACATGCGGTCAGGAAACTTGCCTGCCCACTATGAGGTTGATGGCTTGTTGCCTGACACGCAAATCACCGCAACCTATGACAACACTCAAATTGTTGGGTCAAGCTTGTCTGTTTTAAGCACTGCGGGCTTCCCCCCAAGCGGAAGCATTCGCGTTCAACAAGCTGGTAACGGCGGCTCAGCGGAAGTTATGACATATTCGCTTTTAACGCCTACAACATTTGTGATCAGCGGAAGAGCGCAAACAGGCGCTTCACTGACCAACCAAAGCTTTACCTTTAGCTCAACGGCAATTTGTTCAGTTGAATACGTCTCCCCTGATACCGCTGTTGCGTTGAGCCATTGGGGCTCTTCGGTGATCATGGATGGAAGATTCGATGATGATAAATCACTGATTTTTAACTTTGGTTCTTTTGCAACCATTTCCATCCCCGGTGGCGCAACCGTGCCTATTCTTGCTTTACGCATAGCCCCATCGGTTGACAGCGGTCAAACTGGAACATTTGGCAACAAGGAAATTGTGAACCACATGCAATTACAGCCCGTTTCTCTTGGTTTAATTACCAGCGGGCCGTTTTTGATTCAATTGACATTGAACGCCTTTACAACTAACTTTTCAGGCTCATTTGTTTCTCCCACAATTGGTTCGCAAGTCTCATCTTCGCTGGCTCAAGTTGCTTTGAACACACTCAACACCGCAACGATTACGGGTGGAGAATCAGCCGCCGTCGCGTACACCAACACCAACGGTGAAACATCGCTTGATTTGTCACAGGTGCGCGATTTAGGTAACTCAATATTGGGCGGTGGTTTGGTAAACACCGTTCCAAACTCGCGTGCAAACGTGTTCCCTGACGGCCCTGATATTTTGTACATCGCGGCCACAAACACCACTGCTGGCGCGTTGAACTTGCTGGCGCGATTGTCTTGGAAAGAGTCACAAGCCTAAGGAAAAATCATGGCCAAAAGGGGACTTTATGCAAACATTAATGCAAAACGCGAAAGAATTGCTGATGGATCAGGCGAGAAAATGCGCAAAGTTGGTAGCAAAGGTGCTCCAACTCGCAAAGACTTTGTTGAGTCAGCTAAGACAGCCAAAATGAAAGAAGGCGGCCCAAGCCTTGCTGTTGGTCGAGGTGAGAAACTTTCAACCAAGCAAGGTGCGGGGCTTACCCAAAAAGGGCGCGACAAATACAATCGTGAAACTGGATCCAATCTGAAGGCCCCACAACCCAAGGGTGGCTCAAGAAAAGATTCTTTTTGCGCACGCATGAGTGGTGTTGTTGAGCACGCAAAAGGCGACGCGCCACGCGCTAAAGCATCGTTAAAGCGCTGGAACTGTCCTAACTGGTAAAGGAAAAATCATGAGTACACCAAAACCAAATGCCACGCCCGAAGATATGGCCGAACTTTACAAACTTAATGAAAAGTTGTATGGAAGCAAGACAAAGCCATTGCCACAAACGCCAATAAAGCCATCGCCGCCTCGTACAACGCTACCTAAGACAATAAAGCCATCGCCACCTCGTCCATTGCCGCCTAGGCCACCTCGGTCAACGCCAATGCCACCGAAATTAAATCCACCACCACCAAGGCAACGGGGCGGTGAGCCATTAAGACCACCTCAGGTTGGAATGAAAAAAGGCGGGAGCATTAACTTGGCTAATTGCAAAATAACCACTGCAAAGAAAAATTCCAACTCACGGTTTTAAAACATGGCTTACTCAGGAACTGTTGGAACCACCGTAATCGACGTACAGACCCTGATTGACCATGGGGCGCGTCGGTGCGGCAAATTGGCTGAGGAACTGACCTCTGAGCAGGTTCAGTCTGCCCGCGAGTCCCTGTACTTTTTCCTGAGCCACCTGATAAACCGAGGCATCCAGTATTGGTGCATCAGCAAGGTGGTTATTGGGCTCAAGGCAAACGAGTACATCTACAGCCTGCCGCTTGGCGCTGTGGATGCCCTGAACGTGCTGTACAGGACTATGACTAGGCCAACTGGCACCTATAGCTCCTCGGCTGGCGGCATTGCCGCAAACGCCTTTGATGAGGACATAGAGACTTTCTGTTTGCAAACATCAGCGGCGGGCAACATTGCAATTGATTACGGTCTCAGCGACCCCTACTACATTGGCTCAATTGGCTTCATGCCATACGTGGCGGGCGGGGGATCACAGACGATAAATTACGTTTTTGAAAGCTCATTGGATGGAATAACGTGGACTACGCTGTACACGGGAACCTCGGTTTTGGTGACTGATAAGCAGTGGATATGGCAGGACATCGACCCCGGTGCCTATGTCGGGTACTACCGCATGCGTGCCACTAGCACTACCATCTTGGCTCTGCGAGAGCTTTATTTTGGTACAGACAGCCGTGAAATTCAAATGTCTCGCCTTAACCGCGACGACTACACCAATCTGCCAAACAAACAATTTACAGCCAACCAGCCGTTTCAATTTTGGTTTGATCGCACAATTCCTTTGCCCTCGCTGTACTTGTGGCCCGTCCCTAGTGACCCGTTCGTGCAAATTACCGTGTGGTACAGCAAACAGATCATGGACGTGGGTGCTTTGACTGACGAGCTGTACATCCCAACGCGGTGGTACGAAGCAACCTTGATGATGCTGGCGCACAGGATGAGCCTAGAGTTGCCCGGCGTCGACATGGCGCGCATCCAATACCTCGAAGGTCAGGCTGAGAAGTACCTGAACATGGTCGAGCAAGAAGAAAGAGATCGTAGCCCGATCTATCTGGCGCCCAACATAGCTTGCTACACACGATGAGCACACAAGTTTATTGGATTCGAGCCCCTCCCCATTCCGACATGACGTTGGAAGGGTATGTTGGCGTGTCCAAAAACGCTCAGAAACGGTGGCTGTATGGACACAATTGGGCGCATCGCAAAGGTCGTCACGACAACCCACGCCTTGCAAATGCAATTTCCAAATATGGCTGGGACAATCTGATCAAAACGGTTCTTGTGATTGCCGACCAAGAATACTGCTATGAGCTTGAGCGCAAGTTGCGTCCAACAGATAGTATTGGCTGGAATCTAGTGACTGGCGGCGGCAAGCCTCCTGTTACCAAATCCCGTGGTGCTGATTACATTAGCCCATTAAAGGGTGTATCACGATCAACGCCATGGATGATTGGAAGAACTCCTGCAAACGCTGGTATGCCCGTTTCGGCAGAAACACGAGCAAAATTATCAGCTAAGAAAAAAGGCGGCAAACAGACACCAGAACAGATTGCCAAACGTGTCGCCTCTCGCCGTGCTACTCTTGCCGCGCAAGGGAGAACACACTAATGCCAATCTTTCTCGACACTCGTGGAAATGCTACTTTATCGATAGCGATCTGTGATCGTTGCAAGATGAAGCGCGACCACGACCAGATGAGACCTGACCCGAACTTCCCCGGTCTCCAAGTCTGTGGGCAAGGCTGTGCGGATGAGAAAGATCCCTATAGACTTCCAGCCCGAAAAACTGAGAGAATAACGATCAGATTCCCACGTCCTGACGTGAGCGTTGCCGCCAATGACAACAACATTGTTACTACCCAAAACGGTATCACTGGTGGTAGCTTCATCATCTCGACAGAGGGTAACACTCAGGATCCTGAGAACAACGGTAACCTAGACCAACTGAGCCCATAATATGTCCGCACAAGTAACGATTACCCAACTACCAACGGCTGGCGCGATTACTGGCACGGAGCTCGTACCTATTGTCCAAAATGGACAGACCGTACAGACCACGACAAGCGCCATTTCATCTTCGCCAAACCAAACTCAGACGTTCCTTACAAAGAACCAAGAGCCTACACTGGCTAATAGCCGATACCTGTCTACCAACTCAGGCATCACGTTAACTGATGGTGGTGCACAGTCTTTCTATCAAATCTCTCTGTCTGGAGCGGTTTCCCAATTAAATGCGCTTGGTGGTGGTATTGTTGTCAAGGACAGCGCCAGTACC